TAACAGAAGAATCAGGAGGGGTGACAGTCTCAGCAGGACCTGCTACAATAACACCATGATAAAAATAATTAAAAATTTTCTTTGTAAAATATTTTTTATAAAACAATGTTCTTGTCCAGAAGATATGGATGAACACGCAGAACTATATTTAAAAACACCAGAACCAGATGTTCCAGTTCATAAACCAGAACATTGTTCAAGTCATTTAAGATTTAGAAAAAGCTGTATAGCTTGTCAGGAGATAGTAGCATAATGGCAGGTTTAAGTTATAGCACATTAATTACACAAATTAGAAATTACACCGAGGTAGATTCTAATGTGCTAACAACAGATATTTTAGAGAATATAATTTTAAATGCTCAGTATAGAATTATGAGAGATATACCTATTGATGCAGACAAAAAACAACAATTAGGTAATTTTGCGGCAGGCCAAGAATCTATAAATGCACCTGCTGGATGTTTATTTGTTAGAGGTATACAAGTTTATGATACAGCAGGATCAGCTATTACGGGAGCTAATAGATGGCTAGAAAAGAAGGA